CTCGACCGCGGCGCCGCGCTCGATCTCGCGCGCCAGGTCCTCGCCTCGAGGCCGGCGCGCCCATGACGCTCTACGCGGAGCGGTGGGCGGCGTTCTGGTCTCGACCGTGGATCCTTCGCGATCCCGTCACGCTCGAGCCGATCGAGCGGCCGGACGTCGAGGACCGTGGTGACGAGGATCCGCCTACGCCGTGACGCGGGCCCAGGTCTTCCCGGCAGTTCTCATCGCGCTACAGGTCGGCGCCGGCGCCGTCTACGCATTGGACGGCGACGCGCGCCGCGCGATCTACTGGCTCGCGGCCGCAGTGATCAACGCAGCCGTCACCTTCTGAGGGCATCCCATGACGTGCAGAGTCGCGCGCGACGTCAACGTCCCGAGGGAGTGCGGGTGTCTCTTCTGTCGCCTTGAGCGTAGCGGCGCGATCGCGCGGCCGGCGCCGACGCCGGTGGCCTGCACGAGGCGCCAGTGAAGGCGCTCACGCTCACGCAACCGTGGGCCTCACTCGTCGCGATCGGCGCGAAGCGGCTGGAGACGCGATCGTGGTCGACGTCGTATCGCGGGCCTCTCGCGATCCACGCGGCGAAGGGGTTCCCGCGATGGGCGCGTGAGACGTGCTACCAGCAACCTTTCGCCGGCGCGCTCGGCCGAGGCGGCTTCAACTCGCCGCACGACCTCCCGGTCTCCGCCTTCGTCGCGCTCGTCGACCTGGTCGACGTCGTCACGACGGAGAGCGTCTCGCCGACGCTGCACGATCGAGAGCGCGCATTCGGAGACTACGCGCGCGGGCGCTTCGCGTGGATCCTCTCGAGGCCTCGACCGATCGAGCCGGCGATCCGGGCGAAGGGAGCTCTCGGTCTATGGACGCCGGCGCCGCTCGCGCTCGAGGGAGCTCCATGATGATCGCTCACGTCGACACCGTCGCGGTCTCGATCGGAGCGACGCCGCGCGCCGACGAGCTTCTCTTGGAGGCGATCCGCGCCGGCGCACCAGGGATGTTCTGGTGCTGCCCGGTGGAGTGGTTCCCGATGGTGGGGTCTTACTTCACGTTCCGGCTTGCCAGGTGGTGGCGCCGTCGCCTTCTCTCGCGCGATGCGGCGATCGTGTTTGCGACGCCGTATCTTCTTGAGGACCTGGAGCCGTGACCGGCTGCGGCGTCGACGCCGGGCTCGCGTGAAGCTACTCGGCCGCGATCGACTCCGCCGCAACGGCCGTCGACGTCGCCGCGGCCGCCCGCTTCGCCTTGCGCTCGGCTCGAGCCTTCGCCTTCTCACGCGTCTTCTTCTTCCACACGTTGCGCGCGCGGCGAGCGGCCGTCTTCTGCTTCGGTGTCCTCTTGCCTCCGCCGGCGGCGCCGCGGCAACACATGAAGAGCACGGCCGGCGGCCGGCGGTGATCCTCGCACGGGGGATGGATCTCGACGAGCTCGAGCAGCTCGACCCCGGCCGCTTCGCGGCCGGCGGCGACGACGTCGCGCACGCTCGAGGTCGCGCGCTCGTCGTCCCAGGCCTCTGGGACGCGCATCACGACCGTGATCAGCTTCGTCGTCTCTGCCATGGCGCCTCCTTCGTACTTCCGGATCGTATCGGAGCACGCTTCCTTGTGTCAACGTAGCGCGCTACGACGATTCCGCCGGCGGCGCTTGGACGGCCTTCGGGCACCGCTCGAGGAGACCGGCCGCCATGGCGGCTCGCTCTCGGTCCGGGTGCGGGACGCCGCCATAGGTCCGATGGCCGGAAGGTCGTTTACACGCGGAACCGACTGGCGCGTGGCAGACGGGACAGGGGACCTCGAGCGCGGGATCGCGCGGCCAGGTCTGGCCGCACAGAGCGCACTCGAAAACCGGCGCCTGGCGGCGGCGGGCGGCGTTCCTGGGCCCGTTCTCGCTCACGGCCTACGCTTCCACGGGGAGCGCGTCGATCGCCTTCGGATAGGGCCCCAGGGCGGCCAGGTGACGCCGCAGAGAGCGATCGAGGGCCCAGGCGTACCGATGGTTGCCGCGGTGACGAACCGGCCGCGTCACGCGGGGGAGCCAGGCCTGGAGCCAGCCGGAGAGGTCGCCGGCGGCCGCGGCCGGCGACGCGCCGAACCGCTCGAGGCGTGCGGCCGCGTACGACCATCCGCGCTCGCCGCTCCGGATCTTCGAGATCGCGCGAGCAGGGAAGACGGTCCCGTCCGGGAGGAGGCGGAGCGTCTGAGCTCCAGAGCGGCCGAGGTACGTCCCGTTGCTTGCCTGGTAGATCGTGCCGACGTGACCGCCGAAGATCGTCGTCCCGTCCTCGAGGCACCGCGGGAGCGGATCCGAGAAGGACACTACGCCGGCGATCCCGCGGCCGCGGAGGATCTCGAACGCGCGAGCGAGGAACCAGGTCTCGCCGTTCGCCGGCACATCGTCGAGGAGCACGAAGCGGCCGAGCTCGACGGCGTTGATCGCCGGCACCGGGAAGACGTTCGTGAGCACGCGATCGGAGCACGGGTGCGAGAAGACCGCGACGCCGGCGAGCGCGTGATCTCGGTAGAGGCCGAAGCGGAACCGCGCCGCCGGGTAACAGCCCGAGTAGTGATGCTCGAGCACGAAGGCCTTCGCGACCTGGTCCTCTCGGATCTCCTCGACGGAGTACTTCGAGGTCTCGATCGGTTCGCCGGCCGGCCGGTACGAGTCGCGGCGATCGCGCCAGCGTTGCACGATTCGGGCGATCACTTCGCGCCCCGCGGGAGCGACGTCACCGGCGAAACCGCCCATTGGCCGGACGGCGAGAACCCGACGACCGTGAGCGGCGACTCCTTCCCGCCGATGATCTGGACGTCCTTGAGACCAACGGCGCGCCACTCTTCCGCCAGACGGACGGCGCGGGCGATGCGGCCGCCGCAGTGGACGCAGCGGTGATTGGCGTCGTGCGCGCGTCGCGTGTGCGCGTGCAACCGCTCGGCGGTCGTGAACTCCACGCCGCGGCAGAAGGGATGGAGACAGGGGAACGTCGGGATCGTCGACGGGGCCGTCTCGGTCATCATGGTCTCCGTGTTTTCCCGTTGATGGTGAAACTAGGCGCCGCGTTTGAATGCGGCGCCGCACGAATCGCAGTGAGCGGCGAAGGCATCGGAGGCGATCCGGACCTTGACGGCCGGCGTCCCGTCTTCCTTCGCGCACTCGCAGATCCAGAGGCGGAGGCGCGAGCCGGAACCCGTGCCGCGCGACGTGCCGCCGCGCGTCCCGATCCCCATCGGGCACCGGCGGATCTTCGGCGCCGTCGGAAGGCCCGCACCGCCCAGGTGCGAGCGGAAGGCCGGCGCGCCGTCGGTCGGGTGGTCGAGCTCGGCGATCGCCTTCCAGAGCGCTCGCTCGAAGTGAGCCTCCTCGTACGCCTGGCCGCCGGCCTCGACGTGCGTGAGACCGAGTCGCGCGGCCGCTTCCCTCCAGGCCTTGCCGTGACCCGTGCCGGCGCCGGCGAGCACGTGCGCGAGCTCGTGGATCGTCGTCCCGGCGATCTGGAGCGCGCTCTCCTCACCGGAGGCGCACACTTCGATGAAGTCCTTCGTCTCGCCGTCCTTCCACGCGGCGTAGAACGTGACGCCGCGCGTCCCGCGGATGGCGCCGACTCCGTAGACGACCTTCGCCTCGACCAGGCGACGGAGCTCCGAGCCTTCCTCGATCCGCGCGATCGCGAGCGCGCGCACGGCCTGGATGTACGACTCGTGCGTCGTCGCCTTCGTCTCGTTCCCGTTCGCCATGGCCTCGTCCTCCTCGCTGTCGTTCGTACCGTGCTACGAACACAGTTATATCGTAGCACGCTACGACATGTCAAGCATGGAATCGCCGAGGGTGGGGTCGTCCAAGGCGGAACGGGGGGCCCTGCCGGACGCGATCGTCGAGATCCTCGTCGCCTGCTCCATCCCGTTCTCCGCCTGGGCCGAAGCGTCCTCTCGGATGGACCAATCGTAGCGCGCTACAGATCTTCAATCAGGAGCGCGCTACGATCCGGTGGTACGTGCAGATCTACGGTACAGACACTCATCTTCGTGTACCCGGCCGGTACAGCGTCGGTACAGGATCAATGGCGTTCGTGGCCTAACTGTGCGTGGGGAAAGGCAGAATGATTATGTACCGAACCGGACCCTGTACCCGCACCGCTCCGGGACACGATCAGGTGAAAGGTCCTATCTGTACCGTGTACCGCCGCTCTATAGAGCGGTACACGGTTCACCATCGTTCCCGTCCGACCAGAAACGCGCGCACTTCTCGAGCGAGCGAGGCCTCTGCAACCGGGTGCACACCCGGGGTGCGATGGGTCCTTCCGCGAGGGGGGGAGGTACGGGTGAGCGCCGGCGCGATTTTCGTCCAGAATCCGACCTGGGGCATTCTTGCCACAGGTCCCACAGGGGAGGGCCCCATGAGCGACGCTAAGGCGCGGCCGGCGATGACGATCGAAGGCGGACCGGAGTACTTCGACAACCCGCACGCGCTCGTGCGACCTCCGAGGCCGGAATGGATCGCGGATGCGCGGGAGGGATGGCGCGCCGAAGGCCTCGCGCTCGAGATCGACGGCGAGCCTATCGACGGCCGGCGGGTCGCGTGGATCAAGCTGCACGGCGACGAGCCGGTCTCGGTCGGCCTGTACCAGGTGAACGCCGCCGGCGTGGTCCAGCTTGGGCCCGGGAGGTCCGCGCCGATCGTCGAGGAGCACTTCGGCGCGATCACGTTCTCGCGACTGCATCGGCTGGCGCTCGAGCGTGCGCATGATTCACCGATCGAGGGGAAACCATGAAGCTCACGCTCGTCGACAACCAGGGAGGGAAGCTCGAGGTCGAGCTGAACCTTGGCGGCGCGATGCCGGACGTCGTCGATCTCCAGATCCGCAACTGGACGACGGGCCAGGAGCGGACGACGACGTTCCGACGTGTGCGTGCGACCGACGACGCCGGCGCGTTCTACGTCGAGGCGTCGCCGTGAAGGTCCGCTTCATCACCGAGCGAACGGTTCACGAGATCGAGCTCGCGCTCACCTCGATCCCGGATCGGATCCGGTTCCTCGACGTCGCCTTCCGGCGCGAGAGCGCACATGACGACGTCGTCGTCTACCGCCAGGAGGAAGCAACGCATGGCTGACGAGATCACAGCCGACGCGTTCGAAGCGTTCCGTCGCCAGATCGGGGAGGGCCTGGCCGAGATCCGCGAGCAGGTGAAGGCGCTCGAGCGTCGGGTCGCGCGCCTTGAGCGCATGCGCCAGGTCGACCTTGAGCGCGAGATCCGCGTCGCACAACGCGCGGTCGAGATCTGGCGGCCGCGGGGGTGAGCGATCGAGGGCCGGCGCCGAAGGGGACGATCTCTCAACGCGCGTTCGCGAAGTGGCTCGGCGTCACACACACGGCCGTGCAGCAGCGGATCCAGGCCGGCGCGCTCTCGCGCTCGACACGAGCGCTCGCGAGCGGCCGCGTCGTGATCGTCGACGCCGAGCTCGCCGCCCAGGAGTGGCAGGAGGCGACGCGACCGTACGTGACGGCCGTCGGGACGGATCCGACCGCGGCCGCGCCGAACGGTCACGCGAAGGAGCCGACGCCGGCGGGATCCGGCTCGAGGATCGCGTCGCCGCTCATGGACGCGACGCTGCGCGAGCGCAACGCGCGCGCGGAGGCGATCGAGCGGGACAACGCGGTGAAGGCCGGCCGCCTGATCGAGAAGGACGAGGCGGAGCGTCGCGAGCGGACGCGGATCATCGCGGCGCGCACGAAGCTCCTCGGCCTCCCGTCGCGCGCGAAGGCGCGGCTTCCTCACCTGGGCGCCGCCGACCTGGTCGTCCTCGAGGCGTTGATCCGCGACGCGCTCGACGAGCTCTCGACGGCGCCGCTTCCGACGCCGGCGGAGATCCGCTCGTACTTCCGGCACCAAGGAGACTGCGCGCCCCCGTGCGCGTGCGGCCTCGACGAGGTCTGCGCGCGGCTTGCTCTCGAGAAGATTCCAGGAGGGACGTGATGACGACGCCGCTCCGTGTTCAGCGCACGCGCAAGAAGGGCGGCGGCATCCCCGACGGCGCCGTCTACGTCGGCCGCCCCTCGAAGTGGGGCAATCCGTTCGTCGTCGGCGTGGACGGCACGCGCGCGCGTTGCGTGGAGCTCTTCCAGCTGATGTGTTCGGGATACCTCAACCTCACGAGCAAAGCCGAGGTTCAGCTCCAAGAGCTCTACCTCTCGGCGCTCCGCCACGAGCTCGCAGAGCTGCGCGGCAAGAACCTCGCGTGCTGGTGTCCCGTGGGCGCGCCGTGCCACGCGGACGTCCTCTTGGAGATCGCCAACCGGTGATCGTCGAGGGTCTCGACGTCCTCGACGCGCGGATCATGTCGACCTGGCAGGCGCCGCGTCGGCTCCGCCTCTCCGAGTGGGCGGACGAGCACTTCGTCCTTCCGAGCGACGATGCGAACGCGGGCCGATGGTCGACGCTCCCGTACCAGCGCGGCGTCATGGACGCGATCACGGATCCCGGCGTCGAGCGCGTCACCTGGAAGAAATCAAGCCGCGTGGGCTACACGAAATGCTTCTGCGCCGCGATCGGCTACTTCATCGACCACGATCCGTGCCCGATCCTCGTCGTGCAGCCGACGATCGACGAGGCGAAGAAGCACTCGAAGGAAGATATCGCGCCGATGATCGCGGAGGTCCCGGTCCTCCGCGGCAAGGTCTCCGAGGCGAAGAGTCGGAACAGCGAGAACACGATCAACGACAAGCGATTCTCCGGCGGATCTCTCTCGCTCGTCGGCGCCAACTCGCCGCGCGGCTTCCGCAGGACCTCGAGGCGCGTGGTGATCTTCGACGAGGTCGACGGCTATCCGGCGAGCGCGGGCAACGAAGGCGATCCGATCAAGCTCGGCATTCGGCGGACGGAGTACTACTGGAACCGGAAGATCCTCGCGGGCTCGACCCCGACAATCGACGGCCACAGCAAGATCGACGAGCTCTTCGGCGCCGGTGATCAACGCCGCTACTACGTCCCGTGTCCCGAGTGCGGCGAGCTCCAGGTCCTCAAGATGAAGAACCTCCGATGGCCGGAGGGCCAGCCGGCGCTCGCGTACTTCGTGTGCGAGGTCAACGGGTGCGAGATCCAGCACCGCGAGAAGCGCGGGATGATCGAGGCCGGCGAGTGGCGCGCGGAGAAACCCGAGCACTTCACGGAGCACAACCGTCATGCGTCGTTCCACATCTGGGCGGCGTATAGCTACAGCCCCAACGCGACGTGGGGGCAGATCGCCGCGGAGTTCATCGAAGCGAACCGCGGCGGACCGGAGACGCTCCAGGCCTTCGTCAACACCGTGCTCGGCGAGACGTGGGCGGAGCGCGGTGAAGCGCCGGCCTGGGAGCCTCTCTACAAGCGGCGCGAGGAGTACGCGCAAGCGACGGTCCCGAGACGCGCGCTCTTCCTCACCGCCGGCGTCGACGTGCAGAAGGATCGACTCGTGTACGAGGTCGTCGGATGGGGCCGCGGTAAAGAGTCGTGGTCCGTGGACTACGCGACGCTCCCGGGCGAGACGGCCGATCTCGTCAACGGTCCGTGGAAGGATCTCGACGCGCTCCTCGCCCGAGCGTATCCGCACGCGAACGGCGTCGAGCTCGCGATCCGCACGCTCGCGGTCGACTCCGGCTACAACACGAGCCAGGTCTACACCTGGGCGCGTCGCTATCCCATGTCGCGCGTGATCGCGATCAAGGGCCAGGAGACCGGCGGCGTCCTGGTCTCCGCGCCGTCGCCCGTCGACGTGACGATCCGCGGGAAGAAGCTCAAGCGGGGATACAAAGTCTGGCCGGTGAGCGGCGGCGTCGCGAAGAGCGAGCTCTACGCCTGGCTCCGCCTCGAGGCGCCGCTCGACGACCGTGTCGCGCCTCCGCCGGGCTTCTGTCACTTCCCGCAATGGGGCGAGGCGTACTTCCGCGAGCTCACCGCGGAGCAGCTCGTTCGCGTCCGTACGCGCCGCGGCTTCATGCGCCTCGAGTGGACGTTGATCCCCGGTCGCAGGAACGAAGTACTCGACGCGCGCGTGTACGCTCGCGCGGCCGCGACGGTCGTCGGGATCGACCGCTTCACGGAGAGCGACTGGCTCGTCCTCGAGGCGAGCGTCGGCGCCGAGGAGCCGGACGACCAGGCCGACGTCGACCTCGAGGCCGACGAGCTCGAGGCCGGCGCGGAGCCCGCTACGATCGCGGCCGATCCGGTGCCGCGGCCGTCGCCTCCTCCGCCGGCGCCGCGGCCGATCCGGACCTCGTCCTGGCTCGGCGATCGCGGCCGCGGATGGCTCCGCCGGTGAAGCGGGATTCACCGATTGTGGTAATATCCTGCACGATCGTTTCGCGCGTTTACACGCACGAGGGGCGGGGAGGGGACTGCGACGGCGTACACACAGGCGGACCTCGACGCGCTCGACGCCGAGATCAAGGCGACGCAATCGGTCGAGGAGTCATCCTTCGGCGACCGTTCCGTCCGTCACCGATCCCTCGACGATCTCCTCAAGCTTCGCTCGGTGATGGCTGCCGAGGTCGCGGCCGCGGCCGGCACCCCCAGGACGCGCCTCGCGGCGCATAGCAAAGGCGTGTGACGACCGCGACGTCCTGGATCGACCGGATCACCGCGCCGCTCGCGCCGCGCTGGACGCTGCAACGGCAGCGGGCACGGATCGCCGCTGAGCAGCTCGCCCGGCACTACGAGGCGGCGTCGGTCGGTCGGCGAACCCAGGGATGGCGCCGCTCGAGCGGCGACGCGAACGCGGCCGTCGCGTCCGGTCACGTGCGGATCCGCGAGGCGGCTCGCGACCTGGTCCGCAATAACCCGTACGCGGAGAGCGCGCTCTCGACGCTCAGCGATCACGTCGTCGGATGGGGGATCTCCGCCCGCGCGAAGGCGGGCACCGCGTCGAAAGCGTCGATCAACGTCGCGAACTATCGTTGGAAGGCCTGGGCGGAGACGACCGCGTGCGACGCCGAAGGCCGTCACGACTTCGCTGGCCTCCAGAAGCTCATCGTCCGCACGATGGCGGAGTCGGGCGAGGTTCTGGTGCGACGGCGCACGCGGCGCCTCGAGGATCGCCTTCCGATCCCGATTCAGCTTCAAGTGCTCGAGCCCGACTTCCTCGATCCGGCGAAGGACGGCATGACGACGCCGCAAGGCGGCCGGATCATTCAAGGCGTCGAGTTCGACGCGATCGGCCGGCGCGTCGCGTACTGGATGCTCCGCGAACATCCCGGCGCCAACTTCTTCGGCGCTGGCGGCGGCGCCTCCGATCGGATCCCGGCCTCGGATGTGTTGCACATCTTCCGCACGCTCCGACCGGGACAGGTCCGCGGCGTCTCCATGTTCGCGCCGGTCCTCCTCCGCATGAAGGACCTCGACGACTACGAAGACGCCGCGCTCGTGAAGCAAAAGATCGCCGCGTGCCTCGCCGTCCTCACGACCGACGTCGACGGCACGAACCCCGGCCTCGGCGTCGTGCAGCCGTCGACCTCGTCCGGCTCGCCGGAGCTCGACGCGCTCGAGCCTGGGATGATCGCGAACGTCCCGCCGGGTCGCGACGTCCAGATCGTGAATCCGCCGACGGTCTCCGAGCACGCCGCGTACGTCGAGACCGTGCTCCGCTCTATCGCCGCCGGCCTGGGCATCACGTACGAGGACCTCACCGGCGACTTCTCGGAGCTCCCGTTTTCCGCTGCGCGCATGTCGCGTCTCAAGGCCTGGGCGCGTGTGGAAGACATTCAGTGGCGGACGTTGATCCCTCAGCTCTGCGATCCCGTCTGGCGATGGGCCATGACGACTGCGGTGATCACGGGCCTCGAGGAAGCGCCGGCCGCGGAGTGGACCCCGCAACCGATGCCGCTCATCGATCCCGAGAGCGAAGGCCTCGCGCTCATGCGCCTGGTCCGGATCGGCGCGCTCTCCTGGCCGGAGATGGTGCGCGAGCGCGGCTACGATCCGGAACAGCTTCTCGCGGAGATCTCCGAGTGGACGAAGAAGTTCAAGGCGCTCGGCGTGATCCTCGACAGCGATCCGAGCACGACCTCGCAGCAGGGACAACCACGCGAGACCGGACGCGGCGACGAGGACCTCGCGGCGCCGGCACCGACCGCGCGGCCGCGGCCGTCGACCAACCGAAACGGAGCAAGGCGTTGATCAAGGGAGACGAGCTCAACAACCGCCAGGCGACAACGACGACAAACGGCCACGCGACCGGCGACGTCGTGAAGGATCCGCCGCGCACGATCGGCGAGGGGAGCACCACCGAGCTCGTGATCCCGCTCGAGAAGATCGGCGCCAGCGCGGCAGCGCGCGAGCTCGCCGCGCTCCGCGCGAGGATCGAGAAGGCGCGCGAGCTCGCGCCGCCCGGCGCGGAGATTCATTGCGGCCATTGCTTCGGCGCCGGCCGGCGCGCTGCGATCGCGACGATCACGGGCGAGAACGAGTGAGTACCGCGGCCGCGGAGGCGTCTGCGTTCGACGTGAAACTCTACACGCTCGAGGAAGCGGCCGAGCGCTGCGGCTTCCCGTCCGCCGGCGCGCTCCGGACGTTCCTGTGTCGCAACCGCGACTTCGCGGCGCCGCGCTACGCGGCGCGCGGTTTCCGATCGGTTCGCATGGTCACGCAGTACGAGGTCGACGCGCTCCGCCGAAACCGCGTCAAGTAAAAAAAGCGCCCGCTCTCCTGTTACACAACCCGTTACACAACCCGTTACACGACGGGTCCGCCTCCCGCTCGAGCTCGAAAACGTCGGCGATGATGCTCGCCAACGATGCGAGACGTGAAGAAGCGCGACCTGATCAACCCGCTCGACCCCGGTGCCCCACTCGAGCAGGTCGTCGACGTACCACCGCTCACGCTCCGCGCTGACATTTCCGTCGCCGCCGAAGACCGTACCGCGGAGGTCGTCTTCACGGCGGGTGCGGCCGTCCAGCGGTTCGACTGGATGACGGGAACCAGGTACCTCGAGGTCCTGTCCCTGGATCCCGATCACGTCCGCATGGGGCGGCTCACCAACGGCGCGCCGTTCCTCAACGCTCACCGCTCGTACGGCCTCGAGGACATTCTCGGCGTCGTCGAGAG